GCGACCTGCGCCGGCTACAGCAGGGCACCGACCCTGCGGCCACAGGGCTGCGTGATTTCATCTACCCGTCACCAGGGTTGTTCAGGTACTGGCCGCTCAGCGGAGCGCGCGGCACGTCGTACAGCTTGGACATCGCGCCCGTCTGGGGTGGCAGCCCAACCAACTTCCGCTTTCGTGGGGAAGGCGGCAACGGCAACTTTCTGTACGGCGAAGACATGGGCAGCACCTACCTCGGTACCGGGATGGCGTTCTTCAACAGCGATGCGTGGCCTATGCGCGGCGACGTTGCGACCGGATACGCTAACTGGGCTTTCGATTTCGTGTTTCAGCAGATAGGGAACATGGGCGCATTTGCTCTCGATTGCACCGATTACAACGGCTATGGGTGGAACCTTTCCTTTGACGCCGGGGTTGCACAGGTGTCGTTCGATGACCCGAATACGGGGCTGATCGGGTTCTCACCGACCGGGGTACTACCGGAACTGCTCGACACCAACCCTCACCACGTCCGGCTGCAGGTGCTGAAGAACGGGACCGGAACCGACTGGACCCTATACATAGATGGGGTGTTGGTTGACTCGGGAACTCAGCCGTCGTACAACGCCTACGGCATGTCGGTGTTCCGTATGTTCATCAACCGTGATGCCGGCGAGCAGTACATCAACCTTGCCCACCTCGCCGTCTGGTCGGATGCCACCTCCGCTATCTGGCCATCCGCTGCCGATGTCTCGGCTGCGGCACAGGGCTATGCCGGCGAGACCGCAGGTGACAGGCTGGTGCGGATTACCGGTCTCGCGGACATACCCCTAGCCCTGGTTGGGGATCCGGACCGGACTACGCCTATGGGGCCGCAGTACTCCGAGTCCAAGCTCACGCAGATCAGGGACGCAGAGGGAACCGATATCGGCATCCTGGTAGAGCCCCGCGACCGGGCCGGCCTGTTATACCGAACTCGCACGTCGCTGTACAACCAGGTGCCCAAGGCAACCTTGGACTACTCAGCCAAGGAACTCGCGCCGCCGTTCGAACCTGTGGACGATGACCAGGCGACCCACAACGACATCACCGCGAGCCGGCGCGACGGCGGGAGCTACCGGGTAACCGACACCACTAGCGCCGTATCGGTGCTCCCGCCGCCGCTTGGTGTTGGCCCGTACAAAGACGAGGTCACCGTAAATGTTCAGGTGGATGGGCAGCTCCCGGCCGTTGCTGCGTGGTTGCTGAGTCTCGGGACCGTTGACGAGATGAGGTATCCGCAGGTGACTGTGATCATGGATTCGCCAGTGCTGCAAGCGGATCCGGCGCTGATGGCCGCCCTGCTGTCCGTGGACATCGGCTCCCGGTTGGTGATCACCAACGCGGCCGAGGTCAATATCTACGATGATGTGTCGCTGATCGTGCTCGGATCAAATGAGAACCTGAGCCCATTCGAGCACACCATCACATTCAACTGCGTGCCGGAATCCCCGTTCGAAACGTTCATTGTCGAAGACACCGGATCCCGTATCAGCTCGGGTAACACATCGTTGCTCAATGCAACTATGACCACCACGGCGACAACCATGAAGATCCTTTCGGCTGACCTGACTACCCTGTGGGTGACAGACGCCGGACAGTTCCCGATCTCGCTCATGATCGAAGGGGAAGAGATGACCCTGACTGCGGTCACCGGCACGACGCCGGGAGTGGAACAAACGGGCACGGTGGTTAGGTCCGTTAACGGGGTAGTGAAGACGCACGCCGTAGGGGAAGTTGTTAGGCTCAAACGACGCGCGAGACTAGCGCTGTAAGGGAGGACTGGACATGTGGACACCGCCTATCACTTGGCTCGCTGGTCAGGAGCTGGACGCGGCAACCTTGGACGAACAGGTTCGGGACAACCTGAAGGCGCTAACCGAGTACGACGCCTTCACGCCCGTACTGCACTCATCCGGTACTGCGGTCACCGTCAGCGCCGCGAGTGGCGGCCTGATCCACGCCGGCAACGTGGTTGATGGCTGGTTCGAACTCACCATCAACGCGCCGGGGACCGGTAGCTACACGCTCGATATGCCTGTAGCCGCCGCCTCGCACTGGTTCCCAAAGCCGTTCGGCCAAGGAACATGCATCAACGGAGCGGGTGGGTACTACCCGATTCAGTTGATCTGTACCGGCTCAACCACGGTTGCCGCTATGGCGCAGTCTGGCAGCGCCCGCGTGACGCAGACGAGCCCCTTCACGTTTGCCACAGGTCACCAGATCTGCGGAACCTTCCACTACGAGGCAGCCTGACCAGCGCCTCACTAACCCGCTGGGGAAATAATGACCGTGCCCGCTGAACAACTACCCGGCCTGATCGAACGCATGATCAGGATTGAGACCAAGCTCGACGTGTCCAACGGCAACCACCAGGACCACGAAAACCGCCTGCGCATGTTGGAGCAGGACAACACACCTGGTGGACACCAGGACCACGAGACGCGCATCAGGCGCATGGAAAAATCGCTGTGGCTGCTCGCGGGGGTGGCAGCCGCCGGGGGCGGTATCGTGGGCTCGATCGTCGGGCCACTGATCGGGAGCTAGGGAGAATATCTGATGACCAACTGGTCAAGCATGGCCAAGGCGTCGGGGCGTGAGTGGTACCTCGCCGCGTCGCTGATTGCCCTTGGCAACGAAGTGAACGCGAGGTGGCCCAACCGAGACACCGCCAGTGATGGTGCGCTCGGGGACGCCTCGCACCAGGCGCGCGTATCCGACCACAACCCCGACTACTCTGCGGGGGGCGTGGTCAGGGCAATCGACATCGACAGCGACGGCATCGACGTACAACAGGTGCTCGACGCCATCATCGGTGATCCGCGCGCCTGGTACGTGATCTGGGACCGGCACATCTACAGCCGTACCTACGGCTGGGCGAAGCGCCCGTACGACGGCACAGACCCGCACACCGGTCACCTGCACGTCTCGATCAACCACACCACCTCCGCCGAGACGAACACGTCGCGGTGGCTCGCACAACAGGAGGATGACCAGATGACACCCGAACAGATGGCCGAGCTGAAGGCGTACATTCACAGCGAGGTCTACGCCGGCCCGCGCTACGCCGCGCTGCAGAACAGCATCAACGCGGTGGGCAAGGCGGTTGCCGTCGTGATGCCGTACCTGAAGGCCGAGGACGCGGCCGACGACGCGGCGCTCACCAAGGCGGTAGCGGACCTGAAGGCCGCCATCGCCGCGCACGATGTGGTACCGCAGTGACGGCGGCCAAGGCGCGAGCTGGGGCCATCGTCGCCGCTGCCGCCGGATTCGTGGCACCCGGCGTCACCTACCTGCTGACGGTGGATGGCAACGGCATCACCGGCACCGAATGGCTGCACGCAGTACTGCTCTCCATCGCGTTCGCAGGCGGTAGCGCGGCGGTGGTGGGCGGCACGGTGTACGCCGTGGAGAACCGGCCGAGCGCCTAGCCCTGACCTGCCCCTGTGTGCCACATCTGGAAGTGGCACCAGGGGCAGCGCTGTGCCGTCTCTACGGTGACGAACGGGACCGGGTGGCCGCTGGTGTCACTCAGGATGAGTTCGGCGATCGTAGCCCCACACAACGCCTTATCAGCCGGCTCGATCCCGGCATGCACCTGCCGGCGATCCAGCGAGCGAACGGCGGCCATCATGTCGCCTGCCCCTTCCATGGGTTGACCAGGCGTACGCCGCGCACCGACTTAACCGACTTCCCCTCTATCTTGTTGTTCGTGATCTTGCCGGCACCCTTCTCGACTAGCAGGGGCTCTAGGTGGGCCACTGTGACGCGCGAGTGCTCATGTCCGGCATCAGCCCGCCAGCGCCTGAGTGCGTTGGAGAGCGCCCGCGTGGGGGTGATGGCGTCGCCGTCGAAGATCAGCTCATCTTCAATGAACACCCGCATGAAGTCGGTTTTCTTCTCGAAGGCGTCCTGAGCCTCAGGGATGACGCAGAAGTCGCCACGGTGCAAAAGCTCTTGTAGGTAAGGGATTGCCTTCCGAATGATGCCTTCAGCCTCAGCCAACAGCACACGCTTGCCGATGTCGCGCACCTTGGCTCGATTCGCAGACGGCGGCAGGAACGGCAGTACGACCCATCGCCGGGTGAACGCCCCCGAGCGGTCATCGGATGGCGGTACGGTGTTGGCCGAGAAGAGCAAGGTAGCGAACGGCGTGAACTGGAAGGGGTTCTGTCCCTTGTGCTCGGCCGTCAGGCTGTCGCCTGTCACCATCGTCTTGAAGGTGCCAGTCTCACCGATTCCGGCTTGGTCAAGGTCTGCGTGCACGTTCAGCGCCTTGCCGTGGAGCTGGGCCACATTGAACCGATCAGCCAAGTTCTGCAGGGGAATGTGTGTCGCGTTGCTCTCGCCTATCAGGCCGGTGATCACGTCTAGGAACTGCGACTTACCGCAACCAGGTGGACCCTGCAGCATCACCGCGCGCTGAGCCGGGATACCTGAATAGATGCATGCGGCAATGATCTCCCATGCGAGCAGGACGCCTTCAGGCGTTAGGGATCCGGCGAGGTACTTGTCAAACTCAGGGCAATCCGCCGTCGTGCTGTAGTCGTGCGGGAGCTGAACTGTCGAATGCACCTGAGGACGGTGGTCGATTTTCTCCCAGTCTGCCCACGACGGCGCGCCGAACCGGTCGAACGTCGTTGACCTAACCATGCCGTTCCTGAGGTTGATGTACTCGGGGTGCGCGGCAACGGTCATGTCCCCAATCATCGTGCGGAGAATGTCCTCCACGCCTTTCACCAGGTCCGGCCTATATTCGTTGCCCATGCTGCCGGCGAGCGCGTACCGCACGACGCCGGGAGCGGGCCGCCAGACACCATCCCAGTGAGCCCAGAATCGGCCATCCTCAGCGATGGCAACGGGCAGCTTGCGCAGGATCTCGACGGCGGCTGACTGCGGGAGCATGCGCAGGCCGCGCTTGGTCTGCGTGGTGAACGCCGGGAGGTCAAGCTGTACGCGGACATGGCGTGACAGCTCAGGCGGCGGCGCGTCCGGGCTCGCCGGCTGATCTGCCCATGGATCCTCGTCTGACGGCGGCTCGGGTGGTCCCTGCGGTCCCCATGATTCGAACCAGTTCACTGCCGCGCCGCCCAGCTCAGCGCGTCTAGCACCTCGGGGCTGGGCTCACTGTCGGCGGTCTCTGCTAGTAGCCACGCATGCCGCCGGCAGTTCAGCGCTAGCAGGGCATTGCAGGTGTCGAACCAGCGCGCCCGCCGTAGCCAGTACTCGACCAGGGACTCATTCAGGCAGTCCTGTAGCACGCGGGCTGCGAAGTGCGCGGGATCATGCGTAAGATGGGGCACGGATCGATCCTCTCGACTCTCGATCTCAGACCCCCGGCGGTGGCGACCGCGCGGGGGTTTTTCTATGCCCGCAGATCGTAGCACCAGGTGATCGGGTTACCTCGGTTACCAGTCGTTACCTGGTTGCCTAGGGCAATGAGGTAACCGTAAACCCGCAGGTCACACCCGATATTGCTACCTGGTTACCTCGGTTACCAGCGTCTGACATCTTATGCGTGCGCGCAGGATCAGGAATCTCTAGACCCGGCGACCGGTAACCGGGGTAACCGAGGTAACCCGAGCCGGCGACGCACCAACGAAACACAGGTTTCGTGGGGAGATCTCGAAGGGTTGCTCTCGTGGACAACCTCGCGTAGGATCCCTCTCATGTTGAATCCTGAGATTGAGTCGAAGTTCCCGGTTCTGGTTGGTGGCGTGGTTACCGAGCGGCATGCCCGGATCTGCCGAGAGCGCGGCCATGCTCAGCACGTCGTGGACGGCGTGGTCATGGAGCGGTGCCCGAGGTGCGGCGACGTGCGCGAGAGCGAGACGCCGCCGTGCGTCAGGTGCGGTACTGCCCCATGGGGACATGGGTATTGCGGCGAGCTGTGCGAGCGGTGCGCGGCCGATGACGAGTCGGACGCAGAGGCGACACTAGACGAAGGGTGGAACGTATGAGCGACACCAGGGGCAGCGCGGTACTGCCCGGAACCGAGAGCCTGATCCCTGATCCGGCTAACCAGCATTACCTCATGATCACGGTCAAGCGCCGTGACTACCTGCGGGCGAAGACGGCGCTGGACAACGCCGTATGGAAGGCGCACAAGGCCGGCGTACCGAACACCGTGATTGCCAGCGCCTACGAGTGCACGGAAGCATCCGTGCGCGACCGGCTGAAGCGGATCAAGGCCGAGAAGGCGCGAGCCATCGCGGATGCGTCATGACCAGTCAGCGCTACGTGGTGGTTGTCATTGACCAGCGGAACACCGGCACGCGGGTATTCGGCCCGATGGGCGAGAAGCGCGCCGCGCAGTTCCGTGACGGGCTACGCAAGCGCTACCCAGAGCTGTCCGTCGTCTACCGGCCGGCGTGGCGGGACACGTACACCAACGCCGCAACGGTGATTGCTGGGATGCTTCGGTGATCACTCTGGCGATGACGCAGGATCAGGCGATGGCTATTGCCGCCGTCGTCGCTACGTTCGTCATGTGGTACCTGAGCAAGCGAGGTGGAGAGTGATCCGGATTCCCGATTGTTGCGCGATGCCCCTGAACGGGAAGGTGGGCGACGTGCACACCTGCCTAACCTGCGGGACGGTTTACCGCCGCCTGATCCAAGGGTGGGCTGAAGATAGCCCACTCGTGCAGCTCGCGCCCGAGCTGAACCCTGACCCGGCATTCCGTACGCCGGGGTACGACGGACCCGAGGGCACGCCTTGGCCCCGTCATCGCTATGAAGACACGCTGGACGAACACGAGAGGACCGGGAACTGATGAGCATTCAAGCGGACGAGGTACCAGAGGACATGGACGGATTCGTGCTGAGCATTACGGAGTGCCAGCACGGCGTGCCGCAGGTTGCCTTCTACGTCTACGAGGGCGGCGAGCCCTTGCGTGCAACGCTGATGACGCCGGATCAGTGCATGTCGCTGGCGCAGGATCTGATCACGGCGGCGGCGCGCTGTCAGGCCGCGCGGCAGTTGAAGGGCCGGCTGAACTGATGAAACGCGGCACTAGCGGCAAGGGCAAGCACTCCGAGGACGACAACCAGAGCGGTCTACCGAAGTTCGTTCGGGACAACCGCGCTCAGGCCGAGCGCAAGGCTGAGGCTGAGAAAAAGGTTGCCGATAGCAAGCAAAAGCGGGGGCAGTGATGGCCAAGAAACCCCGCCCCGGCAAGGGTGACAAGGCGCGCAAGGTACTGAACGACACACAGACCAAGTGCCTGAAGCGCAAGCCGGACGGGACCGCGTGCATGAAGAAACGCGGTCACTGGGGGAAGTGCTGATGGTCGCCGTGCTCGCCTCGCTGTGGCTACTCATCATCGTGTTCGAATCGCTCGCCACCATCGGAAGGCAGGTACGACGTGGGTAACGAATGGCCCGACGCAAAGCACATGCCCAGTGACAAACCCGTTGCCAAGCTCAACAAAAAGGCTGAGCCCAAGACCAAGAAGACCAAGGCCAAGCACAAGAAAAAGAGGGGCGAGAAGTGAACAACACAGAGCAGGTGACCATCGGGTGCGCGTCGGGTGACGGCACAGAGATGGTGGTGACTCAGTTGTGGGATCCCGAGGACGGCACGCCTGATGAGCACACGGACCAGGTGGCCCGCCTGAAGATCGGTCGGGGATCTCGCTCGGTCCACATCACGGCGTACGACGCCATGAAGCTCGCCGCGTTCCTGCAGCGTTGGGCGGTGGGGCAGTGAGAAGGATGCGCACCTATCCGGGCATGCCCATGAGCACGGTCACAGCGCTGATGCTCGCCCGCCTGCGACTGCTGTACTGGTGGAACGTCGCGGTTACGGTGCTCGCCGCCGCCGCGCTGGTAGTCGGGATCTCGCGGTGAGCGCCGTGCGGGGCATCACCCTGCAGAACGACGCATCGCACGTGCCCTTCACGTTGGAGTCAGCCGGCCTGCCCGATCGCCCGGTCATCACGCACCAGTGCCCGAGCTGCAGCTCAGTAGCGGTCATCAGTCCGGCCGATGGGCGCGAGCTGGCAGGGTGGCTGATCGAGCACTGTGCCGAGCCCCCGCAGTAGCAGGACACCCGCGCCCGACGTGGGCAGCACGAGAGCGTAGGCGCGACGGTAAAGGGTGGTACAGCTCAGGCTGTGCCACCCTTGCCGTATGTCGGCAGGATGGGAAGGCGGGAGTACCCGAGCATGGCGCAAGCTGCGTGCTCACGTGCTCATGCGAGACGGGTACCAGTGTCAGCTACAGCTACCGAACATATGTTCGAAGACTGCGACGCAAGTACATCACCTTGACGGCGTAGCGGCCGGCCTGATCTGCTCACCTTCACGCTTAGTTGCTGCGTGCAGTGACTGCAATCTAACGGTCGGTGACCCCACCCAGTTTTCCCCTGACGGGCCTGCCCGGACACCCGCTGTACCTGTTCTTTCTCTCTCCCCGCGCGGCCCTGGTGCCCCTCCTGAGCCACGTTCGGACCTGAATTGGTCCCCCGAGACCCTAGCCCGCCACGAGTGGCTACAGCCCCTGTCGGAGATCCCGGCGGACGCATCACCGCCGTTGTTCATGAGCCCCGTTCCGGCCGACGCGGTGGGGTCGTACGGCTGGGATGCAGTCGAGTGGATCGAGAAAGCCGAGCGCAAGACGCTGCGGTGGTGGCAACGGCTCGCCATCGTCCGCCAGTTGGAGCACAGAGAAGACGGCAGTCTGTGTCACCGCCTGGTGTTGGAGTCCGCGCCACGTCGCGCCGGCAAGTCGGTGCGCGTGCGCGGCGTCGCGCTGTGGCGGATGGCCCACCCTGACCTGTTCGGGGAAGAGCAGACCATCGTGCACACCGGGTCCGACGTTGCCATCTGCCGCGATATCCAGCGCGGCGCATGGCGGTGGGCCGAGGGCAACGGGTGGACCGTGACGCGGGCCAACGGGAAGGAAGCGCTGGAAACTGACAAGGGCGACCGCTGGTTGGTGCGCGCTCAGAACGCCGTCTACGGATATGACGTGTGCATGGGCATGGTTGATGAGGCGTGGGATGTGAAGCCGGACACCGTTACCGAGGGGCTAGAGCCGGCGACGTTGGAACGGAAGTCGCCACAGGTGCACCTGACCAGCACGGCTCACCGCCGCGCTACCTCGCTCATGAAGGCCAACTTGCGCGCGGCGCTGACCATGGAGGATCCCGAAACCCTGCTCTTGGTCTGGGCTGCGCCGAATGGTGCCGACGTTGGAGACCCTGAGGTCTGGCGCGCCGCGTCGCCGCACTGGTCGGAGGACCGCCGCCGGCTGATCACCGGCAAGTACGCCAAGGCGCTAGCCGGCGAGGCTGACCCGCAGGCTGATGACCCTGACCCGATGGCCGGCTTCACGGCGCAGTACCTGAACATGTGGCAGCTCGATAGCACGCCGGCCGATCGTGGCGACCCGGCCGTGACGGCGGACGGGTGGGCCGAACTGGTTGCCGTGGTCCCCGAGCGCGCGCCCGACGCCGTGGCGGTTGAATCCTGGTTCGGTGACGGCATGTCCGTCAGCTTTGCGTGGAAGGAACAGGAGCAAGTCGTCCTGCGCTCGCTCGACGTACCTGACCTGACTGCAGCCGCCGCCGTGATCAAGGCGTCCGGCTACGGCCGGCGTACGGTGCTCGCTGGCGAGTCCCTGCTAGCTGACCCGGCTCTGCGTGGGCTGCGCACGCGGAAGGCGTCCGGCCGTGCCGCCGCGTCGGTGTTGGAGCTGACCAGGCTTATCGGGGAAGACGGCGTGATGCACGACGGCGGCGACTTGCTCACTGGTCAGGTGCTCGCTGCCCGGACGATGCCGGGAGCTGACGGGCCACGGATGGTATCGACGGGCCGGTTCGACGCTGTCAAGACTGCGGTGTGGGCGGCCACGGCGGCGCGGCAGAAGCGGAAGAACGGCCGGCGCATCATCACCGCGTCAGCCTGACCTGCTAAACGCTGGTGTAACCGTGGTTTACACTTCGCCTCATGGGGCTATTCGGATCGTTGTTCGGTCGCAACCCCGTCGTTGCCACAGTGCTAGAGCCGGCGCATACCCGGCGATTCTCGCTGGACATCGACTCGGGTGTTCTCTACGGCACGCCATCGCTGGATGACTACATCTACGGGCGTGCGAAGATCAGCCGGCATGACGCGCTGGCGGTCCCTGCGGTCAAGCGGGCGCGTGACCTGATCTGCGGCGGTATCGGTCAGTTCCCCCTGGTCCTGCTAGACCCGAACGGAAAGCCGACAGATTGGTCTCTCCTGAGTCAGCCTGAATCGGGTATCGCCCGGTCCGTGACCATCACCCGGACCATCGAAGACATGTTGCTGAGCGAGCGCGCCTGGTGGCATGTGACGCACGTCGGCTGGCACGGCAAGCCGGCCGAGGTGCAGAGGCTCGAAACCGAATCGGTGAACGTCGTTCCGAGGTACGTCAGCTACCCGCACGGGCAGGCGCTGGTCTGGCCAGAGATCCCCGGTCTCATCCGGATCGATTCTCCGAACGGCGGACTACTCACCGCGTCGCCAGCCATCCGCGCGTACATCGCGCTCGCCCGGATTGCCATGCAGGCAATCGACGGCGCGCCGCCTATCGACTGGTTCACGGCCGGCGAGGATGGCGAAGACCCTGAGGACGAGGACGTTCCGGAGATCTTGGACGACTGGGCAACGGCTCGCCGGCTACGCCGTACCGCGTTCGTACCCAAGTCCCTGAAGTACAACAGGGATGGATTCAACCCCGAGCAACTGCAGATGTCGCAGGCGCGCGAGTTCGCCATCACCGAAATTGCGCGGCTCACCGGAATCGAAGCTGAAGAGCTGTCGGTGTCCACCACAAGCCGTACCTACTTCAACGCGCAGGACCGGCGGCGCGATCGGTTGGAGTCGGTGCTCGGTCCCTACATGACTGCCGTGGAAGGGCGTTTGTCCATGGAGGACGTGACGCCGCGCGGCTATACCACCAAGTTCGACACGTCGTCGTACCTGCGACTGGATGACCAGGCGGCGGCGGTCACTGACTCCGTGCTGATCAGCTCCAAGGTGCTGACGCCGGGTGAGGCGCGCGAGAAGCGCGGGCTGGATCCCAACACCGGGCCGGCACAGGATGCGCCGGCCCTGCCGGCAACACAGGAGGTGTCAAGCAATGGGTAAGAGCACGCTTTCGTTCACCGTGGCAGCGTTCGCCGTTGACCAGGCCAAGCGGTCCCTGAGCGGCGTACTGATCCCGTACGGCGAAGTGTCCGGCCCTGCGGCCGACCCTGTCACCGGCAAGACGGCGCGCTACTCGTTTGCCGAGGGCACCGTCATGCTGCCGGACAACCCCGCTGACATCGTGCTCAACTACGGGCACGACGGCAAGTCGCTGTACATGCAGGTTGGTGTGGGCACTGCGCTCGCCACCGACGCGGCCGGCGTTCAGGCCACCTTCCGAATCGCCCGCACGCCCGAGGGTGACCGGGTGTTGGCACTCGCTGAAGACGGCGTACTGAAGGCGTTTTCTGCTGAGGTGGAAGGCGACTTCACGGCCGGCAAAGACGGGGTACAGCAGGCGACTGCCGCTATCCTCACAGGGGCCGCCGTGGTCCCGAAACCCGCCTTCAAGGGGGCGCACATCACAAGCGTTGCGGCATCCGCTGCAGACGACACCGAAGGGAACACCATGAAGTGCACCAAGTGCGATGCGGTACACGCCGCCGGGGTCGTCGCGTGCGACCCGGCAACGCTCGCCGCGTTCACCGCCGCCAGCGGTACGCCGGCCGTCTTCAGCAAGGCTGACGGAGACAAGCTCATGGCCGACGTTGCCGGCCTGACTACCAAGCTCGCCGCGCTGGAAAATGTCAAGATCCCGGTAGGACCGGGCACGGCGCAATTCCAGATCAAGGAAGAGCCCATCTACCGATTCGCTGGCAGCGAGCCGGCCGCGTCGGGGTTCGACTTCGCTACCGACATTCTTGCCGCCGGCAAGGGTGGCGACGGCGCGGCGCTCGCGCGGCTGCAGGAGTTCACCGCTGCGGAGGTGGAGCGGCAGGCGCGAGGCGCGCAGTTCGCTGACCAGCCCACCACGACTGCCGACGTGGCGGCCATCAACCCGAGTCAGTACCGGCCTGACATGTTCCTCGGTCAGGCTCCGACCCCCACGAGCCCGCTGTACGACACGTTCGTGAAGGGGTCGCTGTCCAACGTGACTCCGTTCTTCTGGTCCAAGCTGGACCGGGTGAACACTGACGTGGGTGTCGCTGACCACGTGGAGGACACCAACCCCGAGTCGCGCGATCTCGTCACCGCTGCCGGCGCTACCGTGACCCCGGTCCCGGTTTCCGGTCGGGTCCACATCACGCGCGAGGTTGCCGACCAGGGCGGTAACCCCGTCGTGTCCGGCCTGGTGTGGAGCGAATTCCAGCGTTCGTTCAGCATCGCTCGGGAGACCAAGACGGCGGCGCTGATTCAGGCTGCGGCCATCACCGAACTGGGTAGCGCGATCGCTGCGGGAGCTACCGGCCTGGTTGCCGGCGCTGCCGTAGAGGCCGGCCTGGTGGGGCTGCAGTTCCTCGCGGACGGGTTCCGGTTCACCAAGGCGTTCGGCCACGTGGACCTGTACACCAAGCTCGCGCTCGCGGTGACCGGGAACGATGAGAAGGTCTACCCGATTCTCAACCCCACCAACCGTTCCGGCACGTCAACCGAGAAGTACTCAAGCTTGGACATCGCCGGTTACAACATGTACCCGGCCGCCTCGCTCGGGGCTACTGGCGTCAACAGCAAGTCGATCGTTGCCGACCCCAACGCGGTACACGTCTGGGCATCCGGCCTGACGCAGTTGGACAAGCTCTCGGAGACTGTCGCCGGGTGGGATATGGCCGTTTTCGCGTACTTCGCTGGCGTCGTGTACGACGTGACCGGGCTGCGCAAGATCACGTACACCCTGGTCTGACATGCCGCCGCGCACACGCAAGGCCAAGACGGAAACGACGGACGAGTTCGTCAAGATCGGAGACAGGATCGATGTCGAAGGCAACAGCCTCGCCATCCTTCCCGATGGCACGGTCGTCACGATCCGGGGTTGGTACACGATCCAGCACGAGGGACTGCACACCATCGACGGTGTGGAGTACTTGGCTGGACCGGCCGAGAAGTAAGGGAGGGGCTGGCGGCAATGGCATGGGAACCGGACTACGCACAGTTGGACGATGTGAAGCTTTGGCTGCGCATCCCCGACGATGACACCACGGATGACACCGTGATTGCCGACGCCATCACCGCCAGCTCCCGCGCCGTCGATGAGCATTGCAAGCGACAGTTCGGCCTGGTCGCCGCGCCCGAGCTGCGGTCATACCCGATCGCATACTCAGCCGGCGGCCTGCGGGTGGTCATGATCGATGACCTGATGTCCCTGGCCGGCCTGGTTCTGCAGGTGGACGGCGTGGACGTAGCCCCGGTTCGCTGGTGGCCACAGAATGCCCCTCAGCGCGGCCGGCCGTACACCAGGGTCTACCTGCCCGCTGCCACCGTCTGCACGTCCGGCACGGCGGACCTGACGGCGTCGTGGGGGTGGACCGCCGTACCGCCCACCGTGGCCACTGCAACCAAGATGCAGGCCGCTCGACTCGCCAAGCGCAGGGATGCCCCGTTCGGTGTCGCCGGCTCGCCCGAACTGGGATCCGAGCTGCGGCTACTGGCCAAGGTGGATCCGGACGTGGCGGTCACGCTAGCGAAGTACGTACGCCGGGGGACGGTGCACTGATGGATCTCGGGAGCATCATGGACGAGCTAGCAACGCGGCTCGATACCATCGCCGGCCTACGGGTGTACAACCACCCGCCGGACTCCGTCAGCGTGCCGGCGGCCATCGTCACCTACCCCGGCACCCTGCAGTTCGATAAGACCTATCAGCGCGGCATGGATCAGCTAGACCCGTCCGTCGTCGCGCTGGTAGGCAAGGTCACCACCAAGAGCGCCCGCGACACCATGGCGGCGTACTGCAGGGGCTCGGGGGCCAGTTCGTTCAAAGAGGTGCTAGAGGCTGGCACCTACACGAGTTGCGACACGGTGCGCGTGGTCTCGGTCGATTTCGACATGGTCACCATGTCGGGTGTCGAGTACCTTGCCGCCACGTTCGCACTAGACATCACCGGACAGGGAGACTGAGCACCATGGCATTCGTACACGGCAAGGGAACGTTCATCAGCTTGGACGCCAAAGACCTATCAGCGTTCACTGATTCGAGCGAGCTGAACCGATCCGCCGACAGTCACGACGTGACGACGTACGGGAAGAACGCGCACGTCTATCAGGGCGGCCTGAAGGACGGCAAGGCGAGCATGTCCGGCACGTACGACAACACCGCCGTTACCGGCCCGCGCGCCGTCATCATGCCGTTGCTCGGCACCGTGGTCCCGCTGATCCGGCAGACCGAGGGGACTGGATCCGGCAAGCCACAGGACGCGGTGGACGTGCTGGTGACGGGGTACGTGGAGACCAACCCCGTTGCCGACATGGTCAAGTGGTCATGCGAGATGGTCCTCTCGGACGACGTGGACACGGCGGCTCAGGCATGACCGAGTACGCGACCGCAGAAGAGATCACCTCCGACTTGGAGCTCCCCGGCGAAGACGTTGCTTATGGCAACAAAAAGGTCAGGGTGCGCGGCCTGTCGCGCGGCGAGGTGTTCGCCATGAACAAGGCCAAGCAGGACGGTGGGATCAAGGATGAGTTGGAGTGGGAACGCCGCATGGTGTCCATTGCTCTCGTCCAACCGAAGATGACGGATGCTCAGGTGGCCACGTGGCAGCGCGGGCCGGCCGGCGGTACCGGGCTGGACGAGGTGACCGAGGTCATTGCCCGCCTATCCGGCCTGACGCAGGGTGCCGACAAAAGCGGCGTACCTAGCGTTCGAAGCGGATCCGACGATGGAATTCGAGTTCTACCTAGCGACCAAGTTGGGCATGACGGTGGGCCAACTGCGCCGCCAGATGAGCAGTGACGAGTTCGTTCGCTGGGGAACGTACTACGCGAGGCTTGCGCAGGAACAGGAGCTAGCTCGACTGAAGGGAGCGTGAATCGATGCCTGAGGCAATCGCTATCGATGGTCTACAGCAGTTCACGCGGAACCTGAAGAAACTAGACTCCGATCTACCCAAGGCGCTGCGGGTGGCATTCAACGGCTGTGCTGACATCGTCGTTAACGATGCCCGGTCGGACATTCCGAGCCGATCGGGTAAGGCCAAGGGATCCGTGAAGGCGCGCTCTACGGCGAGCGCATCGCGCATCGTCGGCGGATCGAGCAAGGTGCCGTACTATCCATGGCTCGATTTCGGCGGGAAGGTCGGTCGGGGGCGCTCGGTCAGTCGCCCATTCCTGAAGCACGGTCGCTATATATATAACGCCTATTTTGACAACCAGGCCAAGTACGCTCAGTTGGTCGAACAGGCTCTGTTCGACGTTGCGGCACAGGCGGGAGTGGAGCTAGACCCATGAGCAAGCCACAGGTGACCCTGACCTTTGCGGGCGACTCGTCCAAGCTGACGCAGACGTTCGACCAGGTGGGGCAGTCAGCGCGGAAGATGAGCGGCGACGTGGGCGGCGCGTCCCGTAGCGTCTCCGAGAGTGCCGGCGGGTTCGACCGGGCCGGTGAGGCTGCGGACGGTGCCGAGGGTAAGGCGCAGGGGTTCAGTGACACCCTGACCGGAACAAAAGACGTGATGGGCGGCGCGGCAGAGATTGCCAAGGGCAACCTGTTTGAAGGGTTCGTGCAGGTGGGTCAGGGTGCTGCAGACCTTGCCGGCGGTCTGGCGTCGTTCGTCATCCCGGCAGTAAAGAACATGTCCACGGCCATGCTCGGCAACGCTGTGCAGGCGGCCCGTACGACGGCGACCACCGTTGCGCAGAAGGCTGCCATGCTCGCCGGGGCTGCGGCTACCAACGTCATGACCGTTGCGCAGAAGGGAATGAACCTAGCGATGCGAATGAACCCTATCGGTCTGGTTGTCACCGCGATTGCGCTACTCGTGGCCGGAATCATCATCGCCTACAAGAGGTCGGAGACGTTCCGGAACATCGTGCAAGGGGCGATGCGCGGCGTACAGACCGCGTTCGGTTGGGTGACCAGTGCCGGCGGCAAGGTAATCGACTGGTTCAAAACGGTCGGGCCGAAAATCGGCAACCTGACCAAGGGGGTAGCTAACGTCATCACCGCGCCGTACCGTGCTGCCTTCAACGCCATCCGAGACGCATGGAACAACACCGTTGGTGGCAAGGGATTCTCAGTCCCCGGCTGGATCCCCGGACTAGGTGGCAAGTCGTTCACCATCCCCCGGTTCCACACAGGCGGCATCGTGGGCGGCAATATGGGATCCGAGACGCTAGCCGTCCTGAAGGCCGGCGAGAAGGTCACCGGCGGGTCCAACGGTGGCGGCGGTCTAACCGTCGTGCTGAAGTCTGACGGCTCTGCCGCAGGACAGGCGCTCATGGAAGTGTTGCGTAAGGCAATCAAGATCGAGACCGGCGGCGACGTACAGGCAGCGCTGGGCCAATGAGTGCGCGCCGTGATGTTCTGACAGAGCTGTACGTCGATGGCGCATGGGTGGACATCAGCACCGACGTGCAGCACAGCGACCCAATGGGCATCCGCCGGGGCAAGAGCGAGTACTCATCGCAGGCCGGCCCGCAGTCCCTCGGGATGACCCTGAACAACGCCTCAGGCAAGTACTCGCCGCGCAACCCCATGAGTCCGTACTGGGGAAAGATCGGGCGCAATACGCCTATCCGCGTAGGGATCCCGGTAGACCCGACGTACGAAGCGACCACGTCAACCAGCGGTACGGGTGATCTGTCGTGGACCCACAACGGCGTTACCCCTACCGGCGTGCTGGTGTTCGTCTGGCAGTACGACACCAACACCGGACAGATCAACAGCGTTACCTACGGCGGCGTGCCGATGGAACGCAAGATCTTTGGACTGTTCGTGATGGGCAGCTTCAATGCTGTCGGCTACGCCTACTGGTTGAACCAGGACATTCCGACCGGTGATCAGACGGTGGTGGTGGACACCAATGCGACCAAGACTCGGTACGCCTGCGCCATCACGGTCAGCGGTGGCGACGCGGCAGAGGTGGAGTTCACGCAGACGGCGTACAGCAATGCGACCGCGACCACCAACCCGTTCACCACCAAGGCGACCACCAAGCGCTCCATGATCTTTGGGTCACTGCTGAGCACGCTGGACGACGGCAGTACGATCACCCCTCAGGTTGGCTACACGCAGGTTGACGAACTGGACATCGGGACCGAGACGGTAAACACCGATCGGACCTTAGTGTTGCCGCCGGCAACCTATTCGATCGGGTGGACCCAAACCCCGGCCGCGCACTGGGGAATCATGGGGTTCGCCGTCAGGACCATCTCCTATCGATTCTGGGGAGCGGTCGCCAGCTTCCCGCCCAAGTGGAATCTGAACAACAGCGTCGCGTGGGTACCGATCGAAGCGGCCGGCGACCTGCGCCGGCTACAGCAGGGCACCGACCCTGCGGCCACAGGGCTGCGTGATTTCATCTACCCGTC